TAGTAGATGGTGCGCTGTATCAACTTTATATGTTTAAAGATAACCTTGAGATGGCCCAAGCATCATTTATTGCGTTTGAGGCAGGAATAAAGACGCTGCAGACTTTGTATATCAATAATTATCAATCCATCAGAGATACACGGGTGAAATTCTAATGCCCGACCAGATACAATCATACAAAGTGATCTGTTCCGGTGGACTTAACTCCAATGAAAATCACCTAGACTTATCAGAGAATTTCCCCGGCGAAGCCACTAGGCTAGTTAACTACGAGCCTTCACTTTTTGGCGGTTATAGGCGTATCGAAGGGTTCTCAAAATACGATGCCGATTTCGGTGCAGTAACAGTAGCTGGTAGTACAACGGGCCAAGGCAAAGTCCTTGGCATTGCTATTTTCAGAAATGATGTGTCTGGGGCTAATACCATTATAGCGGTACGTCAGGATGCGGGGGCAACTAACTACTCATTTTATTATTACACTGCTGATATTGGATGGAGAAAATTCACTCTTAACCACTCAGTCACAAGGCCAATGACTGCCAACGGGCTGACTGTAGATAAACTTCGGCACGTCCAATTTAATTTTGGCACCGGAAATACAATTATTTTTGTGGATGGGGTGAACCCAGCGATTGCCTTTAACGGTACAGATTGGAAAGAAATCAAGTCATCTCACTCTGGCGGTTATCACACATCGAATAACACGGCGGGGGGAAACCAAGCATTAAATGCCCCTTCACTAGTAGATGTATTTGAAAATCATGTATTCTTGTCGGGCCATGCCGCTACAGGACCAACCATAGCGCATTCTGCCCCGAAGGATGGGTATACGTGGACTAGTGCAGCGGGAGGGGGGCAAATATCTGCAGGTTTTGATGTTGTTCAGATTAAACCCTTCCGAGATAATTTATTTGTATTCGGAAGTAATGCTATTAAGAAAGTTACTGTTAATTCCAGTAATGCCTTTGCATTAGAACAGGTCACGGCAAACGTGGGCTGTGTATCTGCAGACAGCGTCCAAGAGATTGGCGGTGATCTGATGTTCCTTGCCCCAGATGGCCTTAGACCTGTCTCTGGCACCTCACGGATCGGAGATATTGAACTCGGCTCCATTAGTAAAAAGATACAGGCTACCCTCGTTGATCTTATCCAGAACGAGGATATGAGTACGCTTAATGGAGTAGTAATCAGGTCTAAGTCACAAGTCCGATATTTTATTGGGGGAAGTTCTACAGCAGTCACTGATAGTATTGGTATTATCGGGGGTCTTACTGAAAACTCTGGAACCTTAAAATGGGAGTTTTCAGAAGTTCTGGGTATTAGGGCATCATGTTGCACCTCGGAATATATAGGAGCGACAGAATTTGTTCTACATGGAGACCATGACGGGGCAGTTTATCAGCAGGAGCGCGGGATAAGTTTTAATGGGGCCGATATTTTATCCGTATATGCCACTCCCTATCTCGATTTTGGTGAAACAGAACAGCGTAAGATAATGCGAAAGTTAAACACGTTTGTTCGTGCCGAAGGGCCAATGTCTTTGGACGTTGCCCTTTCATACGATTGGGGCAGTAGTGGGGTAGCAGTACCTAATGACTATAATGCCTCAAGCCTCGGTGGACCTACGGTATATAAGGGTAGGGGCATTACCTACAACGGCTCAAACGTGCTTTATGGCGGGGCTTCAAAACCAATTATGACAAATGACATTCAAGGATCAGGTTTTTCGGTCAGGGCTACTTTTGTGGCTCTGGGACAGTCTGAGCCTCACACAATTCAAGGGCTAGTAATTGAATTTAGCCTAGCTGGGAGACGTTAAAATATGGCTGGTTATACAAGGCAATCCTCATCATCCATCGTGAACGGCTCGGATATTACAGCCGCACCTCTTTCGGCTGAATTTAATCAGGTTGTATCCGCATTTCATAATACTACAGGGCATAAGCATGACGGCACAGCAGCCGAAGGTCCGGTCATTGGATTGATTGGCGATCCCGGTGTTGCAGCCCCATTAAACAAAGTAGTCGTGGATAATACCAACAATCGTGTTGGCGTATTTGTGGACGCATCTGGTGCTGGAAGTACCGTTGAGCAAGTCCGAATCCAAGACGGTGCTATCGTGCCTGTCACCAATAACGACATCGATCTGGGATCATCCTCGGTAGAATTTAAAGACCTGTATCTGGACGGTACGGCTCACATAGATACTTTGGATGTGGATGCGAATGCGACTGTAGCAGGTACTCTAGATGTTACTGGTGCGGTCACGATTGCTGGAAATACCACTCTAGGCAACGCAGCCTCTGATACTGTAACGGTTACTGCTGATGTATCCTCTCCTTTGATCCCGTCTGCCGATGATACATATGACCTTGGAGCCTCTGGCTCAGAATGGCGTAATCTATATGTAGATGGCACCGCTAATATTGATACGTTGGCTGTTGATGCCAATGGCACTGTTGCTGGCACTTTAACCATCACTGGTGCAACCGCCATGAACGGCGGTCTAGCAATGGATACTAATAAATTCACCGTTGCAGATACGTCTGGCAATGTAGCCACAGCAGGTACTTTAACCGTCACTGGAGCCACGGCCCTAAACGGTGGCCTGACGATAGATACTAATAAATTCACCGTTGCAGATACGTCTGGGAACGTAGCTACAGCGGGTACACTTGCGGTCACTGGCACCTCTGCCTTCACTGGAGCAGTCACGGCTGATGGCGGCATTTTAGTGGATAACATCACGATTGATGGCACTGAGATTGATCTGTCGAGTGGTGATCTGACATTAGATGTTGCAGGGGATATCATCCTCAATGCCGATGGCGGTGATATCAGCCTTCAGGACGGCTCCGCTACGTTTGGATCACTAACCAATAGCGGCGGTAATCTGGTTCTGAAATCAGGTACAACACTAGCTGCCACCTTTAGTGGCGCAAACATCGATCTGGCAGGAACTCTGGACGTAACTGGGGCTGCAACACTGGATAGCACTCTCACAGTAGCTGGCGTTCTTAGCCCTACTACGCATGTTGATATGCCAGATAATGCAAAAATTAAGCTAGGCACAGACGATGATGTAACCCTGTACCACGACGATACCAATGGCTACATCACGAACTCTAAAGGTGCTTTAAAAGTAGCAACTGAGACCAGCGGTATAGCGGTCATAATCGGTCACACAACATCTGAAGTCACTGTTGGAGATAATCTCACAGTGGCAGGGAACCTAACAGTCGGCGGCACCCAAACAGTCGTGGATACGGTGACGATGAATGCGGCTAATGCAGTGGTCTTTGAAGGCGCAACCCCCGACGATCATGAGACTACACTAACAATCGTTGATCCCACCGCTGACCGCACAATTAACCTACCAAACCAATCTGGCACAGTCCCATTATTAGCGGCAGCAAGCAACGATCAGGTCACTGCAACTCCTGCTGAACTATCTATAATGGATGGCGATAAGTCTGCTGTTAGCACCACTCTTGCAGATGCTGATCGTGTAGTGGTCAATGATGCTGGCACCATGAAGCAAGTCGCACTGACTGACTTTGAAACGTACATGGAGACTAGCTTAGATACACTCAGCAATGTTACTACAGTGGGTGCTTTAAACAGCGGATCGATCACGTCAGGCTTCGGTGCAATCGACAACGGCTCCAGCGCAATCACTACCACTGGCACAATAAACTTTGGTAGTCTTTCTGATGGCAGTATCACCGCCACAGCGTTTGTCGATGAAGATAATATGTCTTCTGACTCTGCTACACTGATCCCCACCCAACAGTCAGTTAAAGCATACGTAGACTCAGTTAATGGTACATCTAATAACGTCACTGGCCTAAATGCTTCTGGCGCAGAGATTAATACTGTAGCTGATCCAGATACGGCAATTGGCACAACAGCGGTAGCTGGTGGCGATGGTATCGTTACGCAGGATACCTCTGGGAATGTAATGGTTCAGACAACCGTTGATACGTTTGATACCTACCTTGCCCAAACCACAAAAACATTAACGAATAAAACTCTGACCAGCCCAGTAATCACGGGTATGCATTTGAATGACAGCGGCTTCACCGTCGAAGGTTCTGGTGCCGATGGCAATGACACTACAGTAGCATTCGTTAACCCTACTGCTGATCGAACTATAACATTCCCAAATGCTACTGGTACTGTTGCTATGGCAGGGGATGTAATGCCAAAATCGGGCGGCACGATGACGGGCAACTTGGCTCTGGGCGATAACGTCAAGGCTGTCTTTGGCGCTGGCTCAGACCTTGAAATTTATAGTGATGGAAATAACGCTATAATAAATGAAGTTTCAGGGACGGGGAGTTTATTACTACAAGGACAGCATGTCCGAATTAAAACTCCAAACGGCGCAGAAACGATGGCAGAGTTTTTGAATGATGGAGCAGTTAAACTTTATCATAACAATGTCGCTAAGATTTCGACAAGTGCCATAGGCATCGACGTAAACGGCACAGTCCAAGCAGACCAATACAACAACGACGAAGCACTGCCAGATGTACGCCCTAGCTTGTTGCTAGACTTTGCGAACAGCAAAACGCTAGACCCCAGAATTACGTTTACCAGAGGCAGCACTGCGACATTTTACGATGGCGTGACCACGGCGAAAGCTGAAGAAAATTTGCTAAAGTATTCGCAGGAACTTAATAATGCGGCTTGGGGGAAAAGTGGAACAACAGCAACCGCCAATAACACAGCGGCCCCTGACGGCACGACCACGGCTGAAAAGGTAGCTATTACCACTGAGGGAATTTTCCGCAATATAAACCAGTCTCCCGTAGGATTGGCGTCTACAGCATACACGCTCAGTATTTTTGTGAAAAAGTCAAACCACGATTATATTGGCCTCGCTATGCAATCCAGAACGAGCGGCCTCAGTTTCATAAACACCTTCGGACAAAGGATAATAAATCTCACAAACGGCGCAACAATTGGTACTGACGTAGGCACTTGCACGACAACTGATGTGGGCAACGGGTGGTATCGCCTGACCGTATCTGGCACATCTGCCAGTAACGCTGTAAGAATTTATATTGATGTGCAGTTCACAGATAGCAGCGGTGCCGCGAACCCTTCCACCAACATTTCTAACGGTCAGGCGATATTTCTTTGGGGCGCACAGCTAGAACAACGCAGCGCAGTCACAGCCTACACCCCGACAACCTCTGCGCCCATTGTGAAGTACCAGCCAGCTTTGCAAACAGCGGCTAGTGGTGCGGCACGGTTTGACCACGCCCCACTGACGGGTGAAAGCAAGGGGCTTCTGATTGAGGAAGCTAGGACGAATTTAATTCCGTATTCACATGACCTAACGCACAGCGGTTGGACTAAAACAAGAGCGAGCATTACATCTAATACAATTGTCGGGCCTGATGGTACTTTGACGGCAGATAAATTAGTTGAGAACACAGACAATAACAGTCATCTTATTATGACAGATGATTACGGAGCCGTAAGTAATGGCGTAACTTATACGGGTTCTGTCTACGCAAAAGCGGGGGAGCGTTCCGTTATTAGAGTTGGTGGTGCTAATACAAATACATGGGCGGCAAAGACAGATTTTAACTTATCAAACGGAACAATAATTAACAGCCACAATGGCTCTGCCACTATTACAGACGTAGGAAACGGCTGGTTTAGATGCACAATTACTGGAGTAGCGGGTGCTAGTGCTACTACAAACTTTGTATTGAACATAATGAACAGCACTACGGCAACATCTTATACAGGCAATGGCTTCTCTGGATTGTATATCTGGGGCGCACAAGTAGAGGCTGGCAGTTTCCCAACGTCATACATATCGACCAGCGGGTCCAGTGCAACGAGGGCGGCTGAGTTCGCCAGTATTACTGGTACTAATTTCAGCGAGTTCTTTAGCAATCAAGTAGGCACTCTATATGCTCAATTTGGTGTTGTAGATGTGGGTCACGCAGAAATTGGTGAGCGATTAGTGACTATCTACCCAAGCGATAGCGATGAGGTCAAATATAATCTTGAGGGCTATCGTGCGGAAATACGATCAGAAGGTACGTGGAACGGGATAAACTTCTCCAACGAAAGTAGAAACGGTGGCAGGGTCGCACTTGGGTTTGATTTCACAGGTTTTTCTGCCGCCAGCAACGGTGCGGATGCGGCTAGTATTACGGCTCAACCCACACATAAGCAAGCTGGGCGAATGTTTATCGGATCATCGATATACAATAATACCCACTGCAATTGCTGTCTCCCTAAGATTTCATATTATCCCAAGCGGTTGTCTACAGCCACCCTCAAAGCAATGACAACGGAGTGACGCACATGCAAACATATTACCTTAAAGCAACCACAGAAAGCGCACTCTGGACAGCCCTTGGCGAAGCAGGTTTGGCACACAAAGTCTACAGCGAGGATGACCCAGCAAACAAACCCCCCGCTGACTTGGGTCGATACGAAACTTGGGAACCCAGCGGTGACTTTGAGTGGGCCAGTGACACGCAAATGCTGGATATTATTGGCCCGATTTTCGTTAAGACGGGCAAGACGCTGACTGACCCAGACGGCTTTGAGTACGACGAAACACAGGCAGTCGCTGGCTATCATGCGAACCTACGGGAAGAACTGACGGACGCACAGGTGGCTGCATTGCCAACGGTGGCTGCACCGACAACGCCATACAGAATATGGGCGGGAGATTAACATGACGAAACTTATTGGTACAAACCCCGATCAAACGCCAACAAACGCTGACCTTGGTACGATGGCGTATGCAAATGTCGTTGATTTCAAACAGCGAGGCAAAGAAACCATTTGGGTTCCTGCAGCCGCAATGTATCCTAGCACGACCAATCCATGCAGTGACCTGACGCAAGTAGAAACGACTGCCCTTCGGCCTGATTTAAAAGTGCTAGATTTTGCAGCGGCGGCTGATGATTTTGCTCAGTTTGCAATCGCCTTTCCGAAGTCGTGGAATGAAGGAACCGTGACCTACCAACCTTTCTGGACAGTTACTGGAACAAATACGGGGACAGTCGTATGGCAATTGGGTGGCATTGCTGTTTCTTCTGATGATACAATAAACACAGCATTTGGTACACTCATAGCAACTACTGCTCTTGCTCACTCTGGTACTTCAAATGACCTAATGGTTTCTGCCGAAAGTGGCGCAGTAACAATTGCTGGATCACCCGCTGCAAATGATTTGTGCTTTTTCCAGATAAACAACGATGCAGGCGCAAGCGGTCAAACAGGAGTGGCTCGTTTACTGGGCATAAAACTGTTCTTCACTACAGACGCGGCGAATGACGCATGACGGGTTTTGGTTTTAACGTTAGCGGGTTTGGCAGCTTCCCAAGCAGGGGTTCTCCTAATTTCGTAGAGGCTACTGGTGGAACAGTAACAACCTCTGGTAATTATAAGTTTCACACTTTTACGTCTTCTGGAACTTTTCAAATAACTGCTGTTGGTGACGATAACACTCTGGACTATGTAATTATTGCGGGTGGCGGTGGCGGTGGAGGTAGCAGCAGCTCTATAGGTGGCGGTGGTGGTGGCGCAGGCGGTTATTTACAAGGAACTGTCACGGGAGAAGAAACAAGTTATTCACTTGTTATTGGCGCGGGAGGTGGCAATGCTAGTGGTATCAATAACGGGAATAACGGAAATAACTCTACAGGTCTTGGTTTAACTTCTGTTGGTGGCGGTGGTGGCGGCGGCGGGTTTTACGGCAGTAGCATCCCTAGTGGTTCAAGACCTACAACTGGCGGTTCTGGCGGCGGTGGTGCAGGTAACAGTGGTCAAAATGAAAACTCTCTTACCTCTCTAAGCAGGGGTGCGAATGGAACGTCTGGACAGGGTAATCGCGGCAACGATAAACCCGGAGAAGGAAGTGATGATGCAGCGGGTGGCGGCGGTGGCGCAGGCGGCGGTGGAGCATCATCCATTAATGGTGGCGCAGGTTCAAGTTCAGGAAACGCCTCTGGTGGAACTGCCCGTGCAGGCGGTGGAGGTGGCGGCTATCGCGGTTCAAATAATGGCGGCACAGGCAGCGCAGGCGGTGGCAAAGGCGGTGGCAACGGCAACGGCGGTGCTCCAACTGCTGGGTCGGGTAATACAGGAGGAGGTGGTGGTGGTGGTTTTAATAACGGCGATTCTGCTGCTGGTGGCTCTGGAATTATAATCATTCGGTATTTGTATCAATAGGATAATAGCATGGCACATTTTGCAAAAATAGAAGAGGGCATAGTCACTAATGTAATTGTTGCAGAGCAAGCAATTGTTGACACTCAGGTAGGTACTTGGGTGCAAACGTCATACAATACACATGGGGGTCAGCATACTTTAGGCAACACGCCTTTGCGTAAAAACTATGCAGGAATTGGTTATACATATGACAGTACCCGTGATGCTTTTTATGCACCGCAACCGTATGCAAGTTGGACGCTCAACAAAACAACTTTTATTTGGGAACCGCCTGTTGCGCACCCTGACGATGGCAAAGACTATGCATGGAATGAAGATACAACTAGCTGGGTTGAGGTAACTTAATGGATATAAACTGGACATTAGTAACAATCGTAGGTGCATAAACCCTTGCTTTATCTATCTATGTGGTATAATATTACCCCATAGCAACAATTAAAAATACCCACATATATGAATAATCTTCACCTGCTTCATCCTGCAGATGTTTTGGCTAAATGGCCTATAATTAAACCACATATAGATAGCGCATTGGCCCACGGAGTGGGCGAAATGACCACCTTTCAACTCTTTAAAAAAGCGATGCTTGGTGAGGTTCATGTTTGGGTTTATATGGATGAACATACGCAGATTACCGCCGTTCTAAGCACCAGATTTCTGCATTTTGAGAACCGCAAATCTTTGCAAATCATGACTTGCGGCGGTGCAGTAGAAGATTGGGATATCTGGCTAGATCACAACTATGTTTTTGAGAATTTCTGCACGAACAACGGCTGCTCATCCATACAAATTTGGGGCCGCAAAGGATGGGGTCGCAAGCTGGCTAAAGTAACCAGCGAAACAGGCAAATCCTACCAGCCCTTATATTATGTTTACGACATGGAGATCGATAAATGACACTGACTAATCCTTTTGGTATTGAGCGTTACCTTCATCCACGGCGATCTGGAGTGATCGTGTACAAAGGCGGCGGGGGCGGTGTTGCGCCAATTGTTGAAACGGTAGTCGATGGTGGTCTATCGGATTCGCAGTACAACACTTTGCTGGGCCGTATTGGGGATGTAGGGAGGTTTCAAGATGACGGCAACGACAGCATTGGTGGCGGCGGCATTGACTCGGGAGTAGGCTTGCCCCGACCCGCAGTAATGCCAGTAGATCCCACAGGCTTGTACGCTGAAGCAGATGCTATTGGTAAAAATCTTGATACAGGGTTTGCGGGGGTCAGCACTGGCATCGAAGGAATAAATACTGGAATTGCTGGCGTTAATACTGGCGTGAATACTGGCTTTGCTGACCTGACCACTGCGTTGGATGCTTTCAGTGCTAATCAAGATGCTGGGTTTAATACCGTAAACACAAATATGGGAACCAATGCAGCGGCGATTAATACAGGTTTAACTGGTTTGCAGACAGGACAAGATGCTGGCTTTACCGATGTAGGAAATCGTTTTGATACCGTAGATCAGGCAAACGTAAATATGCAGACTGCTGTGGATCAAGGATTTCAAGATCAGGCGCAGGGCTTTACTGATGTAAATGCTAATATGTCTGCAGGTTTTGATTCTAATGCAGCGGCGGTTAATACCGGTTTTAGTGATGCTGCCACCGCCATGAGCCAAGGTTTTGGTGATGTTTCAGGGCAGCTAACCGACACTCAGTCCAATGTCCTTCAAGGCCAACAGGGTCTTGGATCACAGCTTGATACGATGTCTGGAACCGCTGATGCCTATGCTACTCAATCTCTGCAAAACCAAGAGGCTCTACAATCTGGGCAAGACGGATTTGTATCATCCTTTGATACATATGTAGATAGATATTCTGATGACACACGTTTGGCGCAGGATACCCGTACCGACATGCAAACTGCCAATGCCAATGCTAATCAAGCACTGCGAAATGACATGTCTAAGACTGCATACACCGAAGAAGTGAAAGCCAATGAACTTGCCCGTAATGTACAAGCTCTAAAAATAGGCCAAGCTAAAACGGCGGCGGCGGCGGCGGTAAATAACTCTAACTTAGATAAAAATATGCGCCAAAACTTCTCTAATTTAACTAACAGTTTCGACGCGAATGGCGAATTAATCCCTACAAGCACTGATAGGTCTGGCAATAGAATTGTCCGGTCTATGGATGGTCAGGGAAACATAACCTTAAATTCTTTTAACAGTTTAGGGCAACCCATAGGCAGTCAAAACCTTAATCTAGCAAGGTCTTTGGATGTTCTTAGTCAGGTTAGTAACAACTCTCAATCAAATGCTGGGGGCAATGCGTCTCCATTCATGCAAACAAGGTAACCAATGCATCCAAATACTGTATCACAAGACTGCGTAGAATTAGTTAAGAAGTTTGAAGGTCTGCATAAACTCAAAGACGATGGCCTAGTCCACGCATATCGCTGCCCAGCGGGAAAGTGGACACTGGGATTTGGCGCAACTAAGGGTATTCGCTCTGGCATGACCTGTACTGTAGCCGAAGCTGAACAGCGTCTTAAAGATGACTTAGATGAACACGGTAAGATCGTTAAGAAGTATGTTAATGTGCCTCTCTCTCAAGGGCAGTACGACAGTCTTACATCTTTTGTATTCAATTTAGGCGGCGGGGCGTTTAGAAGCTCAACTTTGCTAAAACGCCTAAACTCAGGAAATTACGATGATGTACCCGCTCAGATTCTCAGATGGAACAAGGCGAGGGTGGATGGTAAATTAACTCCCTTGCGTGGACTTACTCGACGCCGTGCAGCGGAAGCCGCTATATTCAGCCGTGACGCTCAATTGCCGTCTGATGAGGGTGGTCCTCAGATGGTACAAAAGCCCACGGCAGAGGCTCCAAAACCTCTTATTAAATCCAAGACTATGGCTGGTGCGGGTATCGCAGGTGCAGCTACGGGCCTCAACGAGGTAGCAGGTCAACTACAGGGGCTGGTTGCTTATGCAGATAGTCTCAAAACCATCTTCCTACTGTGCGCTATCGGCGGGATTGCCTTAGCAGCATATGCCCGTTGGAAGGATAACAAAGAAGGCATCCACTAGTGTTTATCTTTGGTAAGATCAAAACTTACATAATAGCTACTTTAGCTCTGGCTTTACCTATTCTCTATGTAGTGGGTCAGATTACAGGCAGAGCTAAGGAGAAGAATAAAGTCTTAAAAGACGAACTAGAGGCGCAGCACAAAGCGTCTGATTTCTACAAGAATATGGCAGAGCATGAAACTGACACTCTTACTGACCGCAAGTCTGTTACTGACAGGCTGCGCTCAAACGGTCTATAAAACCAAACTCGAAATCTACTGTCCAAATATAAAGCAGTATGATGAGCGGTTTAATAACCAACTAGCTAATGAATTAGAAAGTCTAGATGCCACCTCTACGGCAATCAATGAAGCTGTGAAGAATTATATTTATCTGCGTGATCGTATCCGTAGATGCCAAGAAGAAAGGGATACAATCTAATGGGTATTTTCGGATATGACAGCATTGGCGATATGTTCGATGGCGGTGGGGCTGGGGGTAGTAGTGACGAGGGGTACGGAAGACCGGGGGAATCTTTTGATGATTACAAAGATAGAACCGGAGATACAACAGCTACGGCAAGCGATGGCGGTGGCTCTTTTGTAGGCAATACTATTAGTGATGTTGTAGGGGCTGTAACTGGTGGCGGTAGTTCTACATCGACTATTAAATCAGGGCAGACTCTATCAAGCATTGCGGCTGCAAATGGCCTGACGGTTGCCCAGCTTATGGCAGCTAATCCTAATATAACAGATGCTAATAAAATACAGTCTGGGGCTTCTATTAATATCCCAAGTTCTGGGGGGTCCATCTTCGGGGGAGGTTCCGGTGTAAAAGGAGAAGCCCCTAAAGGCGGTCTTATGAGCATCACTCCCTTTAGGATTATCGGCTCTATAGTCGGCGGTATAAATGACATTGACCCAGAAGTTGATCCCTACGACGATAGCTCTGGTCGGCGGGTTTATACCAAAGATGGCGGTATGTCTTACTCGTATAACTTCCTTGGAATGCCCTACGAGATGGCTAAAAACTCTGCGGGTGATTGGGTAGATAAACTACAGATGAAGGTCAATTCTGTTACAGGGGAATTGGATGAAAATGGAAC